GGACGCACACTGTGCGATGGGTTGCAACCCTTGAGATGAAGAAATCTGCCCACACCCAGGCCGAACTTGACGCCCGCTGGCGGCCGCGCGCGCGGTCGGGTCCGGTGTGCGGCCACACGTTCCGTGGTGTGACGTGCGAACGGCGGGGCGCGCACCATTGCATCCCGCGGGCCGACCGGGTGGTCGCCTTCTTTGCGGAGGTTCTGGTCCACACGAAGGGGCGGTTCGCCCGCCAGGCGTTCGTGTTGGACGGATGGCAGGAGTTCGGGATCGTGCGGCCCCTGTTCGGCGAGGTGGTGTGGTCGCCCGAGTGGGGGTGCTATGTGCGCCGCTACCGGGTGGCCTACATCTGTGTCGCCCGCAAGAACGGGAAGTCGGAACTGGCGGCCGGGATCGTGCTCTACCTCCTCGTGGCGGACGACGAGGAGGCGGCCGAGGTGTATGGGGCGGCGAAGGACACGAAGCAGGCGGGCAAGGTGGGGGAGGTGGTGGTCCGCATGATGCAACTCTCGCCCGTGTTGTCGGCCCGCCTGCGGTACAACAAGAACAATCGGCGGGTGTACGACATGCGGACGGCGTCGTACTACGAGGTGATCCCGTCGGATGCCGAGGGGGAGTTGGGTGCGAACCCGCACGGGGCGGTCATCGACGAGGTGCTTTCCCAGCCGGACGGGTCGCTGTGGGATGCGTTGCGGACGGCGACGGGGACACGGACCCAGCCGCTGATGTTGCTGGTGTCGACGGAGACGAACGAGCCGGAGTCGTTCGGGGCGTCGACGATTGACGAGGCGGAGCGGATCATGGACGACCCGGCCCGACAGCCGGAGGCGTTCTCGTTCGTGCGGAAGTTGGCGGCGGACGCCGACCCGTGGGATGAGTCGGGGTGGGGGTGGCCGAACCCGGCGCTCGGGTCGTTCCTGTCGATAGCCGCCCTGCGGATGGAGGCGTTGGAGGCGCGGAACGAACCGGCGAAGGAGAACGCGTTCCGCCAGTTCCGGTTGAACCAGCGTCAACAGCAACTCAGCCGCTGGATGCCGATGGAGGTGTATGACGGGTGTGGTGGGATGGCGGTCGACGATGCGGCGCTGGCGGGGATGCCATGCCATGCGGGCCTCGACCTTTCGGCCGTCTCGGACCTGACGGCGTGGGCGCTCTGGTTTCCCGGCGACCCCGCCCAGGTGTTGTGGCGGTTCTGGGTGCCCGAGGCGCAGGTGCGCCACCTGGACGGGCGGACGTCGGGCCGGTTCGGGCGGTGGGTCCGCGAGGGGTTCGTGACGGCGACCCCGGGGGATGTCGTCGACTATGACGCCGTGCATCGTAGAATCGCCGCGGATGCCGAACGGTTCGACGTGCGGACCATAGGGTTCGACCGGTGGAACGCCCAGGCGACGTCGAACTGGCTCGAGGAGATGGGGTTGCCCCGCCGGATTGTGCCGCAGACGTATGCGGGGACGTCGGGGCCGTTGAAGGAACTGATGCGCCTTACGGTTGACGGCGGGTGGAATCATGGGGGGAACCCGGTGGCCCGCTGGTGTTTCGACGCGGTCGAGGTGAAACGTGACGACAGGGACAACATCCGGACCCGGAAGCCGAACCGGGCACGCGACTGGCATCGGATCGACGCGGTGGACGCGGTGGTGATGGCCCTCGAGGGGGCCATGTCCTACGTCGCCGAGGTGGAACCGCCGAAGCGGTCGCGGGTTCCGGTGTCGTTGTGACCGGCCCGGACGAGTGGCTGGTCGAACTCGAGAAGCGCCTGGACGCCCGCCGTCCCCGTGTCGCCCTCTACGAGTCCTATTACGCGGGGGAGCATCGCCTGTCGTTCGTGTCGTCCCGGTGGCGGGAGACGTTCGGCCGCCTATTCTCGGCGTTCGCCGATAACTGGTGTGCCCTCGTGGTCGACGCGTCCGTCGAACGGTTGGGGGTCGAGGGGTTCCGGTTCGGGGATGTGCCCGACGCCGACGTCGACGCGTGGGCCATCTGGCAGGCGAACGACATGGACGCGCAGTCCATGCTCGCCCACACCGAGGCCGTCAAGTGTGGCGAGTCTTATGCGTTGGTCGCCCCCGGCGCGGACGGGGAACCGCCGACCATCACGGTCGAGCATCCGTCCCAGTGCATTGTCGCCGTGTCGCCCGGGATGCGCCGCCAACGGTTGGCCGCCCTCAAGAAGTGGGTGGACGACGACGGCTACCAGTATGCGAACGTCTACCTCCCCGACGTCGTCGCCCACTACCGGGCCGAGGCGAAGAAGACGGGGGGCGGCACCGACAAGGCGGACTGGTCGCCGTATGCGGACGGCCGTGACCATCCGGCGCTCGAGGTCCACGACCTGGCCGCCGTGCCGATGGTCGCGTTCTCGAACGAGCCGGGGATGATGACCGGCGGCACATCCGACCTGGCCCCCGTCATCCAGCCACAGGACGCGGTCAACAAACTCATTGCCGACATGCTCGTTGCGTCCGAGTTCGCGGCGTTCCCGCAACGATGGGCGACCGGGATCGACATCGACCCCGACGACGAGGACGCGGTCGCGAAGCGGCGCGCGTGGATGTCGTCCGCCGCGAACGTGTGGACGGTCGGCGACCCCGCCTCCCAGTTCGGCCAGTTCGCCGCCGCCGATCTCGGGAACTACACGAAGGCGATTGAGATGATCATCCAGCACATCGCCGCCCTGACACGGACGCCACCCCACTACCTGCTCGGCCAGTCGGGGGCGTTCCCGTCCGGCGAATCGTTGAAGGCGACCGAGACCGGGTTGGTCGCGAAGGTGCGGCGGAAGCAACTCACGTTCGGGGACGCATGGGAACAGGTGATGCGTCTCGCTATGACGTTGGGTGGCACCCCACCGGCCGATGGCGCGCAGGCGGAGACGTTGTGGCGGGACCCCGAATCACGGACGACCGGCGAACAGACCGACGCCGCCGTCAAGGAACTCGCCCTCGGCATCCCCGAGGAGGAGGTGTGGCGTCGCCGCCTCGGGATGTCACCCCAGGAGATCGCCCGCATCAAGGCGGTCAAGGCGGCCACCGAACCCGAACCCGAACCCGAACCCACACCGCCCCCGACACCCCCCACAGAATCGGCCGAGACGCCCCCAGGATCGCCGCAGACGCCCCCATTGCCACCGCCCGCTACCGTTACGCCCTAATGTGATGTCACGGCTACCACCGGAACGGTGGCACCCGACCCGAAACGGGGACGCATGAGCGACACGACCACCGACGAACCGCAGGCGACCGACGAAACGTCGCCGCCCGCCCCGACACCACCGGCCGAACCGGAGGCGGACCCCGCCGCCGAACTCGCCAAGTGGAAGGCGATGGCCCGCGAACAGGAAAAGCGGGCCAAGGCGAACGCCGCCGCCGCCGCGAAACTGGCCGCCCTCGAGGAGGCCGACAAGACCGACCACGAGAAACTACTCGCCCGGGCCGAGGCCGCCGAAAAGGCTGCCGCCGACGCCACCCGGGACGCCCTCCGGGCACGGGTAGCACTCGCCAAGAACCTGCCGCCCAAGTTGGCGGCACGGTTGCACGGTGAAACGGAGGCCGAAATGGTCGCCGACGCCGACGAACTGCTCGCCGAGTTGGGTGACGCCGCCAAGCGGACGCCCGCCAACTTCGACGGCGGTCCACGGCGCACACCCGAAACGGGGAAGGGCATGAACGACCTCATCCGCCAGGCGGCAGGTCGGCAGTAGCACCGCGGCACGGCCCCGGCACGGGTACGACCGCCCCATAGTCACGACCCCAGGAGGTCACCGTGCCGTATAGCAACATCGTTAGCCGCACCGATGCGGCCGCGCTCATCCCGGAGCAGGTGTCCATGGAGATCATGGCGAACCTGCAGTCGGAATCGGCGGCCCTGTCCCTGTTCAAGCGCATCCCGATTAGCACGAACCAGACCCGGATGCCCGTGTTGGCCGCGTTGCCGACCGCCTACTTCGTGAACGGCGACACCGGCCTCAAGCAGACGACCGAGGCGAACTGGTCCAACAAGTTCCTGAACGTCGAGGAACTCGCCTGCATCGTCCCCATCCCCGAGGCCGTGTTGGACGACATCGGCGGATCGTTCGACGTGTGGGGGTCGATCCGCCCCCTCATCGAGCAGGCAATCGGCCGGGCACTCGACGCCGCCGTCCTGTTCGGCGTCAACAAGCCCGCATCGTGGCCCACCGACATCGTCGCCGGGGCCGCCGCGGTCACCCCCGCGAACACCCAGGCGCGCGGCGCGTCCGCGGCCGCCATCGGCGGTGTCGCCCAGGACCTCAACCTCCTCTTCGGGAAGATCGAGGCGGACGGGTTCACCCCCAACGGGGTCATCGGCCGGACGTCGTTCAAGCAGATCATCCGCGGGGCACGTGACACGACCGGCCAGGCGCTCGCCGACCTGTCCGCCGGGACCCTATGGGGCGAGCCGCTCCGGTTCGTCGCCCCCGGCATCTGGCCCGCCGCGGGCACCGGTGCCGCCGAGGCCATCGTCGGCGACTTCGACCAGGCCATCCTCGGGGTTCGCCAGGACATCACCTTCAAGGTCCTCGACCAGGCGGTCATCCAGGACAACACGGGCGTCATCCAGTTCAACCTCGCCCAGCAGGACATGGTCGCCCTCCGGGTTGTCGCCCGGTTCGCCTACCAGATCGCCAACACCCTCAACTACGAGAACAGCGGCGCCGAATCCGTCCGGTATCCGTTCGGCGTTCTCACCCAGCCGTAACCCGTCCCGCCCCCCGGTCCACCACCCCCGGGCCGGGGGGCACCCGACCACAAGGAGCCATCATGTCCGCACGCAAGGAAGCCGCCGCCGACAAGATCGACGGCGACGTCCAGGAACAGGTCGACGAGGAGCAAGCCAAGGGGTATCTCGGCGACAAGGTCGACCCCGAACCCGACGAGTCCTATACGGCGAACGCCCAGGGCGCCGTCAACGAAGCCAAGAAGAAGGAGTCCTAACCGATGCCCGATACCTCCCCCTACGTCGTCACCCTCCGGGCACAGAACCCCGGTGCGGCGGCGGCGGCCGACAAGGAGACCAAGATGGGCGAGTGTCCCTTTGCGGGGACCGTCACCCGTTGCGCGGTCGTCCAGGACACCACCCTCACCGGCGCCAACACCGAATCCCGGACCCTCCAGTTGTTCAACCGTGGAACGGCGGGCGCGGGGACCACGAAGGTCGCCGAGACGGCGTTCGTGTCCGGTGTGAACGCCGCCGCCGACGACGCCGTCGACCTGACGATCATCACCGCCGCATCGGCGAACGTGGTGGCCGCCGGGGATGTCCTCGAGTTCAAGTCGCTCCACGTCGGCGCGACCGGGCTCGCTGACGCGGGCGGCCAGGTGATCGTGGAGATCACCCGGGCCTAGCGTGGACGAGACGACGGCACGGAACAACCTTGCTGCGATGGTCGGGATGGGTGACATCCCGACCATCAGCGGCGACGAGTTCGAGTTGCTCGTCGACTACGCGCGCGTCCGCGACCCCTACGGGGTCCACCCCGCGGACACCGGATGGACGCCCACCTGGAACCTCAACCGGGCGGCGGCCCGCGGGTGGAAGTGGAAGGCCGGAAAGTTGGCGTCCCAGTACGCCGTCTCGGGTGGCGGGTCGTCGATGTCGCGGGGCGACTGGTTCGACCATTGCCTGCGCATGGCCGACCAGTACAAGTCGGGTGCGTTGGGGACGATCTGGGTGGCGCCGGGCGGGGTCGGCGACTACTACACCGACGTGATCGGCAACCTCAATGTCGGCTGAGGACGACCGGGCCGCCGCCTACCGGGTCCAGCAACAGCGGCGCCTCGCCTACAAGATCGCCCAGGAGGCCGCCCTGCGGCCGTCTACGGTCGCCACACGGGCG